CAATACGAAAACTTTTGGAGCAGACTAAAGTATCTGTTCAAGCGATGAAGAAGCCTGTGCGAAAGAAGACTCGGAACAAGCCCCTGTGGTTTTATAATCACAATGGTGAGCGTTATCCCGTGACTGCCCAAGCAACTCTGGATTTGTTTGATATTCTTCACGATGAGGTCTTGATTTCGGGTGACGAACACATTACAATGTTCCTCATGGACATGATGCAGGCTTTCCGTGAAGGCAAGCCCATCAGAAAAGAATTTGGATTGGTTGCTAGACACAAGTGGCTAATGGAGAATTAAATGAACAACCCACATTTCAGAACACAAATCGTTCGCAATCCCCACAAGGGCAACACCCCGTGCATGGCAGTTTTCGGTGTGGACACCATTGAGATGGTAGAGAGTTACACAGCGGTGGAACTTGAAAATTTGATTATTCGTCTCACCGATGCGTTGGACGATTTGCGTGTCCGAATTCGTGTAGAAAACGATTCACAACAGCCTAGTCTGTTCTAAAGAAATTCAGCCTCCATAACTCAATTGGCAGAGTAGCGAACTTTTAATTCGTAGGTTGCAGGTTCAAGTCCTGCTGGGGGCACTAAACGGAGATTACTATGAAGTATGATGTAGCCATGCACTTGCGAGAGCAGAGCAAACGAACAGATTTGCCTACCGATGTGATTCGCACTTTTTCTGATGCGTATGCAGAGATTGTTCGCCTTGAAGAACAACTCAAGCGTCAGGAAGCACTTGACCGCCTCGCACAACTAGACGAAGAATTGGGGCTACAATGATTACCAGCGTTGATGTGATATACGGTTTGGCATGGGGTGACGAAGGCAAGGGCAAGGTGTCTGCTGCAATGGCTCCCCGATACGATTGGGTGTGTCGTTGGAACGGCGGCCCAAACGCGGGTCACACTGTGTGGGTGAACGGCAAGAAGCACAAGACCCATATTATTCCGTCAGGCATTTTCGCAGGCAAGCCGTGTGTGATTGGGCCAGGGTGCGTAATCAACACCGACAAGTTCTTTGAAGAGATTCGCTACCTCCGTAGTGAAGGATTTGATACAAATCTTGTCAAGATTTCTCCTGCTGCTCATATAATTACAGAAGAGCATATTGCTTACGACAAAAAGAATTTGGGTCACTTGGGAACCACAGGACAAGGAATTGCTCCCTGCTACGCAGACAAGATGCTGCGTCGTGGACGACGAGCAGCAGAGTATTTCATTTCTGATTGGCTTTGGGACGGCAAGATGAGCGGACGAGTTCTGTGCGAAGGAGCACAGAGTGTTTGGCTAGACATAGACCACGGAGACTACCCGTATGTTACTTCTAGCAACACTCTTCCTTATAGTGCTTGCTCTTTGGGTTTTACACCGCGCAGAATCGGACAGATAATTGGTGTAGCCAAAGCCTACGACACCAAGAGTGGTGTTGACCCTCTGTTCCCTGAAACGCTTTGGGAAGACCCGCAGATTGACAGGCTTATTCGTGAAGGCGGTGAATACGGCACAACCACTGGACGAAAGAGACTTGCAAATTGGTTGAATCTAGACAAGTTGATTGCCGCAGCAAACCTTTCAGGCTGCACTCAAATGATTATCAACAAGTGCGATGTGCTGTCTCGGGTTGGTGTGTTTAAAGTAATTCACAACGGCGAAATTGTTGAATTCAAGGATTTGAGCGAATTCAAAATGTATTTGGTTCGTGAGTTGTCGTGTGGTGGAGTTCCTGAACTGCACGATGTTCGCTTTTCAGATAGTCCCGAGACTATTTGATTCAAGTAATCAAAACAAATATAGAAAACTCTCCCAAGGGTATTGACATCGTGGCGAATGATGCTATACTATGGGAGTACAAGTCAGCCAACGGTGCTAACGGGCAGCACCCACGGCTCTTCTAATCACACGCCCGACTTTTGGAGATACTCGTAATGAAGACTCGCAACTACACCGTTTCTGTGAATGTTGACCTCTACGCTGGCAGCAACGAGAGCAAGTTTGATGCTTTCGCTGATCGCATCAGCGGCACGAACATCGACCTGATTCGCACCCGCAACACCGATGAGGGTCGTGCGTACACCTTCCGTTGCAGCGAGCAGGGCGTGGCGATTCTGCTGAACCGTTGGACGAAGCGTCTCGGTTCGGGCATGACCGATGCCACCGTCAAGGTGTTCGTCGGCTAATTCAAAGCCTTTCCAACATCTTTGGGGTGGGCGTGTGACTGCTAAATTCTTCACACGCCCACCCTGTGGGTGTTTCATCACTACACACTTTTAAGGAGAAATTCATGCGTATCAAGATTTCTGTGTTCAGCACTTACGCTCTGTTGAGCCTTATTGGCTTTGGTGGTTTTTGGTGGATGACTGCCAAGGGTGGTGACTCTCTGTCGGCTACCAACGCATTCCTCGCGTTCTACGGTTTCCTGTCCACCACGGTGGTGTTCTATGTGCTTGCTAGTCAGAAGCAGAGCATGGACATTATCAACGAGGTGATCGCTAGCGAGACGAATGACCGCAATCGTGAGATTGAGTCTGTGTATCGCTACATTGACAGCGAGAACGAGAAGATCGCTCGCCGCGTTGACGATAGCGAGACTACAATGTATCGTGAGTTTGAGCGGGCAAGTTTCAGCAAGACTGAAGACTGCTGCAAGGCTCTCTGATACCCCCACTTTTGGACGGCAGAGGGTTAATTCTCTCTGTCGTCTTTTCCTTATGAACGCAAAGCGAATTCAAAGACTGTTGGAATACGCTTATCCTCTGTGCTTGAACATCAAGCGGCAGAAAAAGCACCTTTCTCTGATACTTCGGCGTGACCGAATTGTTGCGATTGGTCGCAATCGCTTCAAAACTCACCCTGTTGCGAAGGAAAAGGGCTACATGTTTGAAGAAATGCACTCGGAATTGGACGCATTTTTGAAATTGGACTCTCCTGAACGGGATTTGGTGCTTTTTAATGTGCGTTTCAACAGTTTGGGGCAGATGCGGATGGCTAGACCATGCGAACGGTGTATGCCGTGGTGCTACGGGGCGTTTTCGGAGATATGGTACACCACAAATGAGGGTGTAATGCTCCACGGGAACACCCTTTTTCCGCTAAATATAGTGAAACCCCGACAGGAGAACGATGAAAATGAAGAAATTCTCACAGTTTCTTGACCAAAACGGACTAAACGAGTGGCTTGATCGCAAAGACGCGACCGAAACGCCACTAATTGAAGCCAAATTGTCTCGCGTTTTTCAATATGTGGAAGACGACAGCAAGGATTTTGGTATTGTTAGTGCTTTCCGTGGCGAAAACTCACGCGAAGACAACAAAAAACTACACGATGACCTCAAGAAGCGTGTTCGTGACATGGGTTACGGCTATATTGAGATGAAGGGCGGCTACCAAGAAGAAAGTGGCGTTGTTGAGGAGTTGAGTCTGCTCATCCCCAACATCAAAAAAGAAGAAATCGTGAAGTTGGGTCGCCACTACAAGCAACACTCGGTGATGTATAAGAACGATCAGGACTTTTACTATATCGGCACAAACGAAAGTGCTGGAATTGGTAAAGTTCTCATGCGTTTCAAGAAGGGCGAAGGACAAAACAACCTTGAACTCGCCAAGCACAAGGTTGTACAGTTCTTCTCGCAACTCCGCAAGGGCCCACACAGCGGCAAGAAGTTTGTGTTCAATGTGAAAGACGAACCACAACAAGCAGCAGGCGGCGAACAAGAGAAGAGTGGTGAAAGTGCTGCTGCTGCACAGAAGCACCGCCCCGGTGATGTGTGGAAGACCTCTAGTGGTCTGTGGGGTGGTATGGACAGCGAAGGTAACTACGAGTATTACGAAGACCAAGAGGCTGCTCGTAAATACGCCAAGAAGCACAAAAGCGGATATCGCATTCAAGAGCGCGAGGAATGGGGTTTTGCAAAGGCTGCGTATCTGCGTCGTGGTGAAGACCCCAAGTGGATCACAATTTTTGAGGAATTAGACGCAGAAAACTCCTAAATAGTTTAGGAGCAAAATGCCTAAACTTCCCAAGAGTTCTCGGGACAAATTAAAAAGTCTACTCTTAAAAAATGCTGTTCAAAAAATACGGAGCGGCAAAGGCTGTGGGTGTCAAAAATCTAAATCAAATAATCAAAAACCTCGTTAGAGGGATTGACTTTTCGTCTGGTTGTGCTAACATAATAGTGAAAGGAGTTCATCCATGAACCTCAAGAATTTTCTAGCGTCTGCCGCTCTCGCCGTGTCTGCCGTGTTTGCATCGCCTGCTGCCGCCCAATACGGTGGTAGTGCTATCGGTGTCAACTTTGGAGGCGGTTATAGCCGAACCAAGATTGATACCCCGCAGGGGACTGTCAAGGTTTCCAACAGTTACATTGGTGGCGGAATTGGTGTGAACGCCGCTAGTGGCTACGGATACGGTGGCGGTTACGGGTGTGGTGGTGGCTACGGCTACGCTGTGCCTGTCGTGCCTGTGTACTCCCCATTTACTCGTTGCTACGGCACTCCGTATTATCCTCCCGTGGTGCTTCCGTACTACGGTGGTGGTTGTGCGGTTCCCGTGTATCCCATCTGCAACGGTCAGTTCATCGTTCGCTAAACATTCAAAATCAAACGGAGATTTGAAATGCGTTTCGCTACTGCTACTCTGATTGCCGTGTCCCTGTCCTGCTTTGGCTGCTATACGCAGACCAACATTACTCGCACCGTGACTCACAAGGACGGCAGCACTGAAGTTTACGAGAACAAGAGCAACGGCTACAACTACAATCCCAACTTTACTGGGACTGCGGAACAGTCGGTTCATGTTCGTGATTACGGTTACGGATACGGTTACGGTGGCGTTCCTGCTCCCATGCCTCTGTATGGTGGTGGCTACAGTTACTCCAACATGTATCCGCCCGTTGTACCTGTGGTGGTTCCCAACTACGGTCAGTACGGGTATCCTTACTGATTGTCCTTTCAACAGGTTTCTTGCGGTCTTTTCCTGTAGAAGTAAAAAAGACTGCTTTCTGGGCCTATCGTCTAGTGGTCTAGGATAGGAGGCTTTCATCCTCTTGACCGGAGTTCGAATCTCCGTAGGCTCACTTTGTAAAGGAGAACACTAAAATGGTGAACAAGTATCGTGAACTAAATCGTCGTCGTAAGCGTCGTTACGAGTCTCGTAAGAAGGCTCGCCAAACCCAACTGCTAAATGCCAAGAAAGAAACCCTTCGCAAGTTGGAAGCACAGGATCGTCTTCCTGCTTGGGTAAAGGCTGAAAAGGGCATCTGATTTCAGGGCAGGTGTCCGAGCGGTTGAAGGAGCAGCATTGGAAATGCTGTATACGAGTAATCGTATCGTGGGTTCGAATCCCACCTTGCCCGCTGCTTGGCTCGTAGCACAACGGTAGTGCAATCCGCTGTTAACGGATCGGTTGCTGGTTCGAATCCAGCCGAGCCAGTTCCTTTGTGGTGTAACGGTAGCACAGGAGATTTTGGTCCTCCTTGTCTTGGTTCGAATCCAAGCGAAGGAATTTTTGTTTGTAAAGAACCTGTTCAACCCCGTTTCCAAGCCAATATACCAGTATGGAAGACCTACAGACTATATCTCTAATTGTTTCAGGCGTGTCTGCATTCATTGCTGCCCAAATGAAGTTTTATCGGTGGTCTTATTCTCAAGGCTACTCCCACGGGCATCATTCAGGATTTAGCGAGGGGCTGTGGAAGGCTCACGAGCGAGCGCAAAAGAAGTCCCGAATCGCTGTCAATATTTGAATCTGACCGTCCAATAATACCCACGATGCCCCTGTGAGAGCAGGGGTTTCTGTCTCGTACAACCGCCTACGATGCCCTCTGCCGAATCCTATACCCGTGTGGGTATCTCGGCATGGGTAGCGGCTCCAAGCCCCCTATTAGTCTTTTTTTATAATATTCAAAGTGTGGTTTTGGCAGTTGACATTTGGTGGTTTTGGTGTATCATGCCCCACTCAACAGACATGATAAATACAAAGCATGAACGAAAGGTTGGAAGACATGGAAGTGACCAATTCACGATTTCCCAAAGAAGTAGAAACCCATGTAGGCAAATATGGAGTTTCGTATATTGATGCTGTGATTGCCGTGTGCGAGCGATTTGGAATCGAACCCCAAGTAGCCGCAAAATTTTTGAACAAGCCCATAATTGAAAAGATACGGGCTGAAGGGCAGAATCTAAATCTGCTTCCCAAGAAAGCAAAACTTCCTATTTGACACTTGACAAGCCGCAGGGCTTGAGGTATAGTTACCTAAATACCTGTGTCTGAATTGTTCGTCAACACACAAACACACACAGTACAACAAGTACAAGGAGATACGCATGAGTTTCAAGGATATGAAGAGCCGTTCCAAGTCGCCCACCTCCTATCAGTCCCTCGCGGCTGAAATGGAGAAACTGAACAAGCGTTCAGAGTCCTACAAGGACGACCGATTTTGGAAGCCCACACTAGACAAGACTTCTAACGGATTTGCGGTGATCCGTTTCCTCCCTGCGGTTGAAGGCGAAGACCTGCCGTGGGCACGGGTGTGGAATCACGGTTTCCGCGGTCCGGGCGGTTGGTACATTGAGAATTCGCTCACTACCATCGGTCTAAAGGATCCGGTTTCAGAACTCAATTCGCAGTTGTGGAACAGCGGCAGCGACGAGGACAAGAAGTTGGCTCGTGACCGCAAGCGTCGTCTCTCGTATGTCAGCAACATTCTCGTGGTCAGCGACCCCAAGAATCCTGAAAACGAGGGCAAGGTGTTTCTGTACCGCTACGGCAAGAAGATTTTTGAGAAGATTCAGAGTGCCATGAATCCTGAGTATCAGGACGAGAAGCCCATGAATCCGTTTGACTTCTGGGGCGGTGCAGACTTTAAGTTGAAGATTCGTCAGGTGGACGGTTATGTGAATTACGACCGTAGCGAGTTTGCAGAAGTGGCTCCCCTGATGGGTGGCGATGACAAGGCTCTAGAGGAGTTGTGGAAGAAGCAGCATCCTCTTAAGGAGTTCACCGATCCCAAGAATTTCAAGTCTTACGACGAGTTGAAGACACGGCTCCACGAGGTTCTCGGTGGCGATATCCGTGCGTCTGTCAACGAGTCCGCTGCAAAGGGCGGTGCTGAAACCGCTTCTTTTGATGATGAGGATGAAGCCCCTAGCCGTCCTGTTGGACGGAAGCCGTCGCCTGCGGCGGCTGCTCCTGCACCCAAGCGGGAAGTTAAGAGGGCTGTGGAGTCTGACGACTCAGAGGACGCTTTGTCGTACTTTGAGAAGTTGGCAGGCGACGAGTAAGCCACCCGCCTAGCAGCACGAAAAGGGCACACTTCGGTGTGCCTTTTTCTTTTATAGACTTCCTCGTTCTGCTGCTTTTAGGGTTGGATCGTTGTTTCGTGTTGATGTTCCGCTGTTGTTATTTACTGTGATTGCGTTGTTTGTTGTTCGTGCAGCATTCACCGCGTTGATGTTTGGAGACATTTGTTGCGATGGTTGGCTTGCTTCTTCTGCTGCGGTTCTTGCTTTTTCAAGTTCTGCTGTTGCTCTGCCCACATCCGTTGAAGGAGTTGGTGGAGTTAATAGGCTTCCTTCTTCACTAGAATAGAGTTCTCTATACAGTTCTTGTCTTTCTCGATTTAGTTCTTCTCTTCTGATTCTAAGTTTAGTACTTCCTTCTATAGTCTTGTACGGATTAGATGGACTTGGATCAGACATTGCTACTTCAAGATTTGTCATCTCCGATTTTATTTCGTTTATTCTGTTTTGTATTTTTTGTTTTTCTGGAGATATGGTGGTTGTTGTGTTTGTATTGTTGTTCTGTTGCGATTCTATTTTTCCAACTACTGGTGGAATAGTATTGGTTGTCGTGGATTGTTTTAGAGTGGTTTGTGTGGAAGTTGGATATGATGGTAAAGGTGGTAGAGGAAGAAGAGACGATGTATTTGAAGAGACAGAAACAGGAACAGACGGAGGCGACAGAGCAGGAACAGTTGTTTTTTGAATGTCTCCATAAACTCCATAAGTTGTAGGAGATTCGTATTCTGATTGTGCTATATCGCTCAATCCCTGTTCGTATTGTAATGGATCTATTATTTCTCCACTTTGATTTTCGTATCCCAAAATGTCTCCTGTGTCTGGATCTGTCACAGGAGTAAACATTTTTGCGTATTCTTCTACCTTTGAAGATTCTATGTTTGAGGATTCTACCTTTGAAGATTGTGTTGGTAGTTTTGGTAGAGGTGGAAGATCTGGATAAACTAAATTTGAGGGTGTGGTTACTTGAGAATCTGTAGAAGATTCTTCTGTTGATTCAGGTTTTTCTGTAACCGATTCTTGTATTCCTGCTTTTAGTTCTTGAACTCTTTGCTTTACTTCTTCTGATTGTTCTCCCTGCAACCACGAAAATGCTGTTCCTATACCCATCATGTTGTCTACATTACCAGGTTCTACAATTTGACCTTTGCCCATATCAGTAACAAGATTAGACAAGTTGAGCAACTTTTCTTTTTGCTCTGGTGTCATCTTGTTCATTATGCCACCCTTTGTTATATTGTTGTACAGTATTTCTGCTTCGCCTTGCATAAGAGTCACTTTGGTGTCTAGGGCATCCCAAGAAGCACCTGACTCTTTCATTTTTTTCCACTCTATTCGTGATTTTTCATCAAACCTTACAATTTGATCTTTCAGTAGCCTGAATCTGTATTCTCCTGGATCTTTCTTTCTTGCTTCTGTGTCTGCTTTTTCTCGTTCTCTGAACTGCTCTATAGTTTCTCCAGACTTGAATCTTTCAAATCCGTCTGCTCGTAAACCGCTTTCAGTATCAACTATCTGCTGCATTGGGCCGCGAAGCAAGGCTTTTTCTAGTTCTTCTTTTTCTTCTGGAGTAGCAGTAGCCATTTTTTCTTTTATTTCTCGCTCAGTCATAACTGTGCTTTCGCCCATCATGTCAACAGAGTATGCTGCCTCTCCAGTATCAGTTGTTATTGTTTTTCTTGTTGTTTCTGTTTTCTTCGCAACGACGGCTTCTCTCTCTGCCTGTGTTTTTTCCATAGCAGGTTCTACCCAGTTTTTGTATATGGCATATCCAGCCGCTGCTCCACCTGCTGCCGCTGCCATTACTCCAAGTGCTGGAAGTGCTATTCCAGCCAAACTTGATGCTACTGTGGTTGCGATTCCACTTAAAGCACCTGTTAATTGTTTCATCATTCCACCAATTCCACCATCAAACAAACCGAGTAAAGAGTCTAATATTCCTTTTTTCTCTGCACCTTCTACTATTTTTCCTGTTTTATCTTTTTGTTTTCTTGCTAGATCAAAAAGACGATCTTCCTCTTCTCGTTTTGCTTCTTCTGCTTTGGTTTCTTCTATTGCAGGATCAAATCTGTCTATAATAAATTCTTTGATGTCTTTTACTTGAATCAAAATATTTGCTATATTTTTTCTAGTGTCGTTGTCTATAGAAAAACCAACTCCAGACGCAGATGGAGCAACTCCTTCAGTTGGTGTTGGCATAATATCAGAAACAGCAGACATTCCAGAAATTGGAGGTTCTATAGAAGGAATTGCTCCCATAGCCTCTCCCCGTTTTCCGTATAGGCTACTTCTTCCTGCTCTTGATATCTGCTGCGTTAGATCAGATAGAGCCGATGCTTCTTCTTCTTTCTTTTCTCTTCGTCGTTGCAGAGATCGACTAAGTATGCCACCAATCAGAGGAATTTTTGCTGCTGCTCGTTCAGGAACTCGTTTTGCAAATTCTGTTATCTTTTCTTTTGCAGCAGCCCGCATTCCCGATTCTCGGGATAGTGGTTTTTCGATGTTGTCTATCATCTCTAAAATTTTTCCACTTATTGCACTTAATCGTGGGTCTTTGCCAACTATGACTTTTTCAACCACGGACTTATATGTTTTGAGTCTTTGTAGAATCTTTCTTTTTTGTTCTACGGTTTTTGCTGCTGCTGCCTGTTCTCCAAGAGCAACAACTCCCTCAATCACCTCATATGCAGCAGACTGGTCTACTGTCTTTTCTCCACGCTTTCCAAATATGTCTGTGTTTTCTTGAACCAATCGTTCTGCTGTATCACGAAGCCCGTCAAGAACCGCCTCTTGGACTCCTGATTCGGTTTCTCCTAGTTCTTTTAGGCGTTCAGTCATCGCCTTTCTAAAACCAGAAATATCCTTTTCGATTTCTTTTGGTAGTTCGGTTGATCCAGCAGGTTTCATTTCTGCTGTTTTAGGCGCGGGCTTGGCGGCTTCAGGAGCAGAAACAACAGTAGAACCACTGGGTGTGGGTTCTGGTGTTTTGCCTAGCAGCCTGCCTGTTTTGGGGTCACGCGGAGGGTTTTTTCTGCCTCTTCCTGGCCCAGACCCCTTTTTTTTCCCTTTTGCCATGCGTCAGGTTACTTTCTATTTTTTGCTTTTTCTTTTTCTTCTTTCAAATAAGCAATCAACAGATTTATGTATACCTCACGCTCCCAAGGAATTAGCGACTCCAACTCGTCTAACGAGTACTTATGGTGTTGCATTAGTGAAAAATTAGTTCTAAAAAACGCTGACAGGTCTGTGTGTGTCAGCATCAGAGAAAAAAATCAGATATGTTCTCCAGTGCAACTCGTACCTTTTGTTTGCAGTTTGGGCATGTGAATGAAAACTCGTATTTTATGGTAGGAGCAGATTCCAAATACTCCATTATTTGCTTGAACTGGTCTGGCAAAAGGCTTTCTATAAACATTCCTATATCTTCTTCTTGAACGCTTCCTCTGTCATAGATTTCTTCTTTGTAAACCACTTTGTCTATGCACGAATATGCCATTTCAAAGATCATGGACGCTTCATCTTTGGTTACATCTAGATCGTGAATGTTTGGATACCGCATCACCAGTGTTACATCATCGTTTATTTTGATGTTCGGAGATAGTTGTTCGTTTTGCTTTTTGGTTACTTGTATTTTTTCCAAATTTATTTTTATAGGTGTTTTGCCTTCACAATGAGAGCATTTGACCACTGGTTTTACCTCTTCACCGATAGATCGTGCTCGTATTTGCAACATAGCATAACTAGCGTCTGCTGATGGTATCTTTTTTGTGTCTAGTTTGTTGTCCGTGCACGCTAAAATTAGGTTACGGATTGCGGGTATTATTTGGTTTGGGTTTCCGCTCTGTAAAGCAATCAATAAGATCTTTTCCTCTTTAACCAAAAACGGTCTATACTTTACAACCATTCCTGTTATTGGCAGAGTCATTGTGTAAGTCGGTACTGTAGACGGTGCAAGACGAAGTTTTTCCATGTGTGTTCCTTTTCAATATAAAATCAATAGTATTTATCAGGCTCTCGCAGAAAACACATTTGTGATACCACCAAAAATTCCCTGTGCTCCTTGACGAATTCCACCAAATATGGAACCTATTCCTAGACCGTTTCCGTTGTTTTTGGGAATGCTTGGTTTTGGTGTTTCGCCGCCGTTGAACTCTGGGAACTGGCGAATTAGATATTGTGAGGTGTATTTTCTAAATCCTAAAGTAATCTCTTGAGTCATGTAGTCATTTTCTTTGTCGTTGGCTAAAACCAAATCGCCCACAGTTTTTGGAAACACTTCTTCAACTAGAGATGTGTATGCTAACTGGTCACTTTTGTCTAAAACATGTATCGCAAGATTTCCAATATAGTCATCATAAAAACCTAGTTTATAGTTTTCGTTGCTGACTACACTATTCATCCACTTTTCAAAGAATGCTCTTTCTCCTAGATCTCTAGATAAAATGTATGTAATGCTTATTTCTCCACCGTACAAAATTTCATATGGCATTTGTCTTGCCGGCCCATAGATTCTATAACCAACAGTAGATACATTTCTACCCGGTATGGTTACGCTAGAACACCTAATCATAAGATTTGGCATCTTGGGATATTCGTTTATTAGACTTTTAGGCAGAGCAAACTCTGCCACATATCTGCTCGGTGATATGATGCCATTATCCAAAATATTGGATACTATGTTTTCTACTTTTGATGAACCTTGAAATTGTGTCATAGTTTGTTTTCCGAACTTATGGCAGAATTGTAAGACATACGACGAACTCCCATTTTTCTGCCTTTAACAAACAAGGCAAGATCAACATCCACGAGCACATCCCAAAATTCAGATGGTATCAAAATTGGACGCCTTCGGAACCCACCTCTTACATATCTTCGATAACATGGTTTGAAAAATTTAAATTTCTTTGGCCCCTTTATTCTTCGATAGGTAGCACCGAGTCTAGTAAGAGACGGATCACCCATTCTTCGAACAGGTAGGAATTGCTCAATAGCATTGAACAGTTCTCTTCTCCATCGTCTGGATATAAAGTGCAGATTTATGCCCTCAAATCCGTCTTTGTACACTTCTGTTATCACCACAAGAGGAAACACATCGTATGCAGAATTAGAACCCAAAAAGCGATCTGTTTGTGGTTTATATTTAAAAAATACCATCTGACCCGGTAAAAATCTGGAAGGCATTTGTAGTTCGTTATTATTTGAAAGATAGTGTAGTAGTTGGGTGTACGATAGATCGGTTCCACCCAATCCTGCAACCGTCTCCTCAAGCAGAGACTTTAGTTCTTTTGCCTCTTCTGGTTTGGTGGTCATTGTTTTTGTCGAAACAGATCGTCTTCGGTTATGACTCGGAACTCCCACCCACGAGACTCTGCTGCGGTTTTAGCCGCTTCCCATTTAGCCCTGTTAGTGATCCATGTACGGGCTTCGTTGATGTAGTTTCGGGATTGTCGTTTTGGTTTTTTTGGTTCGCGTGTCTGTTTTTTTGGTTTGACTTCTATAAGCATAGTTTTGATTCCACCGTCTACAGTTCGCATTTCAACTATAAAATCCACATAATAACGATGCGGCTTTCTGTCTAAAGGGCTGATATACGGTATCACCACCTCTTCAGATCCCCAACGGATTACGGTTTCGCTTAAATCACAGAATTTCATAAATCGGCGTTCCCACATGGATCGGTATATTATTTGGGTAGGATTTCCCATATACTTGGATGGGTTTGTTGGGGTAAAATATCCTTTGTAGGGCATATAGATATGTAGAACAGCCCCATAGGAAATATCTAAATGGCAATCCCCCCAATAGTTGGTCAAGGAATAGGATCTCTGGTTCAACCACCTGAGCAGTTGGACGCGAATACTTCGTGGGCAACAAACAGACCACAAACTGGAAGTATTATTCGTCAAGAATTGCTTGCCAGTCAAGGCAACGACGAAACGATAAACAGATTAGAGTCGTTTACTCCAAGAGACAGAGGATCACGAGAAAAACCTCTAGTAATGAGATATCCTTTAGATATTGGTAGTGGGCAAATTCCCCATGCTATGCAGTTCAAAATATTTTGGAGATGGGAAAGTGAAGAATTTAGAAACTCTGCAACCAAACTAAAGGCTGAATCAGAAAGTACATTGAACGAACTGGTAGATGCTACCAATCTTATAAATGATGGAAACTTTACTGTTCAAGATCTTTCGCTACAAGCAGGACTTGTTCCGCAGACATCGTTCAACAATGCTGCCAATATGTTGATGAATCCTGTTTTTGCTAACCCAGTCAATCCATCAAACGACACAGTTTTAGCAGACATGTTGTCAGATCCTTCACGAAGAGACGAAGCACAGCGGCAGATGGAAAGAAATGTGAGAAGTGCTACCAATCGTGTTGAAAGCATAGGTATGGATTTTGGAAACTCTAAAGAGTCAAAATTAGGTGCTACAAATATAAGTCTTGACAAAGACTTCTTAAGCAACCGTTTCAACAAACAATTGAGCAGCAGTGGATTGGGGCAATTAAACTCTCTGGCATCCCAAATTGGGCTACAGCAAAGAGATCCACAATACGATCAAATGGTTTCTATTTATTTGCCTGTGTGCACCCGTATAAACGGAGAAGATGCGTTTACTTATAGTGATGCAGATATGGCAAAAGCGACTGGTGCTGCTGCTGCTTTTAACAGCATATTCAACGCTGCAACAAGTGCTACTGGGGTTGGAGATCTTGCAGGGAAATTAGGTGAAACAGCAAAACAAGGTGCTCTTGCTCTTGCGACTAGTGCAGCGAGCGGAACTGCTTTGGCTGGAGTTGTTCCTGCAATAAGTGGGTTAGTATTGAATCCTCGACTAGAAAAAATGTTCAGCCAAAAAGAAATGAGAACATTTAGTTTTACATGGGACTTCTATCCACGAAATCAAGATGAAGTGAACCATGTGAGAGATATAATCGAAACTTTTAGATATCACGCACATCCTAGTGCGTCTGCTCGTTCTACTGATGGTGCGTTTGACCCACAAATAATGCTTCGCGTTCCAGCAGAGTTTACTATAAAATTTTTGTCTTCGTTGGGAACAGGACAAGGAAACGGATTCGTAGAAAATGAATACATTCCAAAGATATCTCGCTGCGTGTTGACTTCAATAGCGGTTGACTATACACCAAACGGTGTTTTTTCTACTTTTGAAGATAATTCTCCCACAGCATATTCTCTAACTCTTTCTTTCTCTGAAGTTGCTCAACTCACAAGAGAAGATATCAAGGACGGATACTGATGTATTTCAAAGACTTTCCAGTTTTGCCGTATCCATTTTATATTGGGGATCAGCGATCATATGCTATAGCCAGAAATGTTTTGCGTAGAGTTGGCTTTACAGACAGAATAAACGAACGGGCTGCTTTCATAGAGTACGATATAAAAGACGGAGAAAGACCCGAGCATATAGCAAACCGAATATACGGAAGTCCACAGTACCATTGGATCATTTTGCTTGCTAACAATATTATTGATCCGTATCACGGATGGTATAAGCCACAAACCGTTATGGAAAACTATATTCAGCGGGTTTACAACTCTATTGCTGTTTATTTTACAGATCGTAACGACAAGTTTGCATATGATTCAGCCTTTGAAAGTGGTTGTACTTTGAGTCAATCGGGGATACTATCGTCAATAACAAAATATAGAGACACCTTTTGTGAGTTTAGTGTTGCAGATCCTTCTTTTATCGAAGGTAATGCAGAGGTTCAAAAACCAAACGGAACAACCGCAGGAATAAAAATACAAAGAGTTCTTCCGTCTTATATCGGCGTTCACCATTTTACTGTTGAAAGACCAACCGATGCAGATGGATCTAATGGAGCACAAGAGTTCCCAATAGTAGATCCTTTGACAAAACAATCACCGGACTACGAAGAGACAGGAACGGTTGTCGGAACACGAATTCCTGTTTCTTTGGTTGGTGGTGTGACAGGTGCTACAGTTGAGTTTTGGGAAACTTTTATAGGCAGATACATGGGTGTTTCTGGCTCTGAAGTGAACACATATGCGATCAGCAATTTCAAATACGAACAAGATGAAAACGAAAAGAAACGAACCATAAAAATACTCGCACCACAGTTCTTGTCACAGGCACTAAAAGAACTAAAAATAGCACTAGGAGTGTGATATGCCTGATATTCATGGCAGTGACATTGTAAAGGCTGGCGATTACAAAATCAACAAAATGGTTTTGAGATCAGGCATTGATGACAAATTTTTAGACATACGAGGACTTTATAGTTCGTTTGAGGTCTATGAAGACTTGTTTTCCCCGTATATGACGGCAAAAATTTATATGATTGATTCTTTAAACATACCTGAAGTTTTGCCTATACGGGGACAAGAGGTTCTTGAATTAGAGTTTCAATCTGACATCAAAGGGATTGATCCCATCAAGAAAACATTTAGAGTTTACAAAATAGACAAACAAACTATTGATGAAAATGGTAGAGGGCAACAGTATGTGCTACACCTAATGAGTGAGGGTGGATACTATAACTACACAGAAAGATGCGGATATTCTGTGAAAGGAAAAGTATCAGACATGGTTGGGCAGATTTTTGAAAAACATTTTCCCAAATACATTTGGCAAGAAAAACTATCTGTTCAGCAGACCGATGACGATTTTACTTTTGTGTTGCCGTCTTATTATACCCCATTCAAAGCAATAACATTCTTGTCTCGCAGAGGTGTTGTTGGAGTTGCTGAACAATACTCTCCTCTTTTCTTTTACGAAACATTAGATGGTTACAATTTTAAAAGTCTTTCAAAGATCATAGAAGAAGGTGGAGAATCAAAAGACATTTATTATTTTACAAAAAGCAATGTAAACAAAAACCCAGATAATGGTGAATCAAGCGGAATAGCCGTAAAAGGCAAATCTAAATTTCCTGGAATTTATCATAGAATACAGTCGTTGGAAGAGCAGAATCGGTTTGATATGATAGAGAACATTACTGGAGGTATTTTGGCTTCTAAACTAACAGTATATGATATGTTGATAAAGGAAAAAAGAGATCAAACATTCAAAGAAGTTGAAACTTTTGATACCATGAAACGGTTGGGAAAAAACCCACATCTTCTATACGGCAATCAAGAACAATCAAACGAGATGTTTACAAAAAGCACAGGCTCATACTACTATTTGCCGTTTATCCCAAGAATTGAAGAGTACTATTTGAAAAGACGATACATGGTAAACACCATGATGACTCAAAAACTAACTGCTCAAATATACGGAGACAGCACAAAACGAGTTGGTCAGATTATTGAAGTGTTTGTTCCAAAGATTGCTTCTGATGGACATCTCAAAGAAGAAAAAGATGATAAAAATTTGAGTGGTGATTATATGATTACATCAATCTGCCACAGTATAGGTAAACGGTATATGTGTAGACTAGAACTGTCAAGAAACGCTATGGGAGTATAACATGGATTTTGCAGGAAAAGAAGGATTTTATTGGTGGCATGGTGTAGTCGAAGACATCATTGATCCTTTGATGTTGGGCAGATGCAAAGTTCGCGTTTTTGGTTATCACACAGATGACAAACTTGAACTACCAACAGAGGATTTGCCTTGGGCACATCCAATGCAGCCTATAACAAGTGCTGCTGTTTCGGGGATAGGCATTTCTCCTACTGGTCTTCTTAGAGGATCTCATGTTTTTGGCTTTTTTCTTGATGGAGAAGAAGGGCAAACCCCAGTAGTGATTGGATCTTTTGGTGGAATACCAAGCCAAGCCCCAAATAAAACTAAAGGATTCAATGATGTCAACGAAAGATATCCTGCTACTCAAACAGGGGTAGAAGACAAAAAGTATCCTATTGGAGTGTCTGTTGTTGAGGAACAAGACACCAATCGTCTTGCAAGAAATGAAAATGCGGAACAGATGGAGTCTACCATATACGCAAAAAAGGTATCAGAAACAAAAAGAAATATTCAAAGTGTTCCTGACATGAAGAATAAATCTAATTGGAACGAACCAGTTACTCCATATTCTGCTGTGTATCCAAAAAATCATGTTCGATATACAGAAAGTGGTCATGTTGAAGAATTTGATGACACCCCAAATTCGGAAAGGCTGCACTGGTATCATGCGTCTGGCTCTTTTATTGAAATAGGTAATGGATGGAAAGTGAGTAAAGATCCAGATGGAACCCGAGTTCAAAAAATAATAGGAAACGATTACGAGTTGTGTTTGGGTGACAAAAAAGTTCATATCTCTGGTAAAAGTGGATTGGATTTGGTTGTTGATGGTGGAGTAAATATCACTATAGGCGGTGGAGCAAACATACAAATAAATGGTGAAGCAAATGTTCTTTCAAAATCAGATGTAAATATTCAATGTGAAGGAAATCTTAAAGCATCTGCGAAACAAATGGAATTTTTCTCTGCTGGTGATGTTGGTTTTTCTGGTAGATCTGTTTCTTTCATAAGTGATGCTGGAGTGATGGTGGTTTCTCAAAACGGAAGAATAGAACTAAATTCTGGACAGCCAACCATTCGACCATCAAAGGTAAATGTTCAATAAGGAGGTTTTATGGGAAGGGTCTGTAGAGCAAACATAGACAAAGCAGGTGGACTAATAATTGGGGGAAGTTCCAATGTTTTTATTGACGGATTTCCTGTTGCGCTGGAAGGAAACAGAATAGTTTCTCACGGAGACGATCCGCATAAAAATGCTATTCTCATAAATGGATCATCTAGATTTGTAGTAAACGGTATTCCTGTGTGTATTGAAGGCGTGAGCAAAGGCACATGCGGTCACATAGCATCATCTAATTCTTCTGTGATAGCGAGTTAAAAATGGCAGATGTAGGCCCAACACCAGAATGTCCTTGTGGAGCACAACTATCAGATGCAGATAGAAGCACTATTAACTGGGGACGAGACAATCCAGTTTTTCAGAACCCCATAGCATCACAGATCAGCAATGCACAGGGAGGGTTTGCACAGGGGTTGAGTAAAGCACAAAAAGTAAGTGGAATATTGAATGCTTTGGGTGGAAACACATCAGAAATGGATGCTTTGTTGAGATCCATAGGAAATATGCAGGGTGCTCTCGCCAACTACTCAAACACATCAAACAGACTGTCGGGGTTGCCGTTTGAGGATGGAACTGGCCCAGATCTATTGTCTTTGGTGTCTACAGTTGGAGCGGCTGTTAATTTTCAATGTGCTCTTGGGATAGAAGGGTTGGATGTGGGTGTGGGTATTGGTTTGATGACCGAAAATGGAAAATTAAAATTGAATACCGCTATAAATGTTCAAGCAAACTTAAATAAAATATTAGATCAAATGGGAGTTAGTAACGATTCAACATTCCAAGAAGCCAAAGACGCAATAAGTGGACTTTTGGCTGAAATTACAAAGATAACAAATGAAATAAACGCCATAGCAGGCGATATCAATACAGCCATAGATCAGGTGAACGGATTGTTTAATGACGCTTTGGACTTTCTCACGCAATTTACAAACATCAATTTTGCCATGAATTTCTCCAATGACCCTTGCACCAAGTTTGGTGTTGGGTTCCAACAGGGCATCTTGAACCCAGAATTTATTGAACGGGCGCGTCGTTCGAACCCGCTAAATACTGCACCAGATCCAGGTTTTGGAACAATTACCAGATGACAGACCCAACAATACCAACAGAACTTCCCAATGTTGCCTTTTCTCTACGAGATGTTCTTCTTTCATTAGGAGAGTTGGTTGGTGTTTTTGCTGTGGGTATAGGACTGGGTGTTGTGGGAGTAATCAAAAAGAAAAATCTTTTCCCTAAAATTGGAAAAATAAAGAGAGAAAACAAGAACCGAGAAGCCCATAGCAGAGTTCACGAAAGCCTTACAGAACTTCGTGTATTGGTTCGTGCGTCTCGTAGCCTAATATTTCAATTTCATAACGGTGGAAAATTTGCTGACGGAACCTCTATAAAGCGATTCTCTGTTACTCACGAATCATGTGCCAACGGTGTTCCAAGCATGATGTTAGAATCCCAAGATGTGCTTCTTACCCGATACATGGAAATGATAGACATTTTGGATAAAAAAAACAACGAAATGATTTGCGTAAACTCTCTGCCCCACTGTTCACTTCGTTCCACTCTTGAGATAAATAATGTTGTATATTTTTGCGTAAGCGAATTAAAATGTGAAGACTCTCTTACTCCGATGGGATTTGTGTGTTGTCATTGGTGTGATATTGATGATTTAGATAGATTGCATGACGAAGAAATTACCGACACCAATCTGCAAGAAGTAATAGAAAGCAGTACAAGAAGCATAAACAACCACTTGCTAAACACACACAACTAAAATGCCAAATTATATCACATCAAACACAAAAAAAGAAGTCCGTGACCCAGTTTATACAGACTTAGATCCGTCTTTGTCTGTTAATCCAAAAACAGAAGATATGATGCTGCTTCAAGACACCAAAGCAATTCGTCGTTCAGTAATGAATCTGTTGTCAACAGCATATGGAGAACGCCTGTTTCAACCGAACATTGGTGCGTCTCTTCGTGCGATTTTGTTTGAACCAATAGACGGAATAACTACACTTGAAATTCGTGATAGAATACTGAACACGCTACGAACCCACGAACCAAGAATAGGCACTCTTTTTGTTGATGTTAGATCTTCTCCCGATCAAAATTCTTATGATGTAAGCATTGAATTTTCTGTTCGTGCCAGTGGTCAAAAAGAAAGAGTTGACACCGTATTAGAGAGGATACGCTAATGGCACAGAACAACGCAATAAATGTAGTTGGGTTAGATTTTCAAGATATTAAAGAGTCTTTGAAAACCTATTTGCAATCGCAGAGCACACTAAAAGACTACAACTTTGACGGCTCGGTTATAAACACTATATTGGATGTGTTGGCATATAACACCCACTATCAAGCGTTTTATTCTAATATGGTTGCTAATGAGATGTTTTTGGATAGTGCAGTTCTTCGCCCATCTGTAGTTTCACATGCCAAGCATTTAGGATATCTTCCGTCATCTATAACATCTTCCCGTGCAGTTGTTGATATTTCTATAGCCATTACTGCTACATCTGATCTTTATCTTCCAAGAGGCACAGAGTTCAGTGGAACCAATAGAGAAGGCAAACGATTCAAATTCGTAAATCTAGAGACTGTTTTTGCTGACACTACTACTAACAAGTTTAGTTCTGTTACCCTATATGAAGGAACCATCAGGCGGGTCACTTATATTTACAATCGAGACACCAAGATTGGTTCGTATCTAATAATTCCTAACGACAAAGCAGATATCAGCACTCTAAAAGTTCGTGTTTACAATTCCGTAACTGATACTACAGGTATAGACGATGTGTGGACAGACGGCACAGATTATCTAAATTTGAATGGCGAGTCTAAAGTGTATTTCTTGCAAGAAAAAGACGCAGGCATATACGAGTTATATTTTGGAGACGGTATTATAGGTCAACAGCCAGAAACAGGAAATGTTGTTTCTATTGAGTATCTTGAAACAAATGGAGTTGATGGGAATGGTGTGGTTTCATTTACGAAGAGTGGAGACGCTAGCATAGGAAGTATTGCTTTTTCTTCTACAGAAACATCTGAACAAACTTATGGCGGCGCAGATCGTGAAAGCATTTCCAAGATAAAATTTCTTGCCCCAAAATTCTATCAGACAAACAACCGAGCAGTCACAGAAGACGACTATACGGCTATAGTCTATAAGATTTATCCAAATGCTTCATCTGTTCGTGTGTATGGTGGAGAAACAGTAACACCACCTCAATATGGAAAAGTTCTTATTGCTGTGAAGCCAAAGTCTGGGCAAGTTGTGACAGAGGGTGACAAGGTGACGCTAAAATCAAAACTGCGATCTAGTTATTCTGTGTTACCCATGACAGTTGAGGTGGTAGATCCTAGTTTTATAGATTTGGTGATTGATTCAACAGTTGTGTATACTCCAACCACTCTTTCTATTAGTCCAGGTGTGTTGAAATCTTTGGTATATGCTTATATTTTTGCGTATTCGTCTGCTGTTCTTGATAGGTTTGGTTCTGATTTTTATTACTCAAAAATGGCAGAAGGAATAAACAACATAGACAGTTCTGTTCTGGGCGTGTATACAAAGATAAAGATGAGAAAGACAGTAGATTCTTCAGTCATCTATTCTTCCAAATCATATGCTTTCAACTTTGGAAACGCTTTCTTTCATCCATATGACGGATACACCTCTGTAATAACTTCAAATAATTTTACTCATCTGAATTTGATAGGACAGTCTGTACCATCGTGCTCGTTGAGAGACGATGGAAATGGAGTGGTGAATGTTGTAGCCTTGAATGAGCAAACAGGAGATTACGATGTTGTGTATCCGTCTGTTGGAACTGTTGATTACACTAATGGAATAATTACAACAAATAACAAGTTCCTGCCCTCTACTGACATTTCTACTGCTTTTCCTATAATCATAACGGTAGAACCAAACACAACAAACATTTTCGCAAAAGAAAATAACATACTAAGAATAAGCAATGCGTACCTTGATTCGGTGAAAGTTGATGTAGTGAGTGAAGACGATGCAAACATTCTCAATCTGATTCGGTAATTTCAAATGACAGATATAAAATCTATAATACTGAGTACGCCATCAGAATCTTTAGAAAAAATTCTGTCTCCATTTATAGAAGAGCAATTCCCTTCTTTTATCAAGAGTGATTACAGAAAACTCATACTTTTCATCAAGGCGTATTACGAGTGGATGGAAAAAGAAGGCAATCCAGGATTTGTAAATTATAATTTGGATTCTGTTTACGATATTGATAAAAATCTTGAAGAGTTTTATTCGTACTTCAAGCATACATTTATGGACAGTTTTTGTGATCTATATCATGTGAACACTCAAGGATTCACACCCAACAAAAAGACACTACTAAAGAAGATACGACAGTTTTATGGCAGCAAAGGCACAGAAAGTGCCTATCGTTTCTTGTTTAGATTATTTTTTGATAGCAATCTTCAGGTAGGTTATCCACAAAAACAAATTCTCCGTGCTTCTGATGGAAAATGGGTAGAGCAGGTATCAATAAAAGTAACTAGAAACAACGAGTCTCTACACGAGTACATGGTTGGTGGGCAGGTTCAACAGTACAATGCTGATGGTATTTTGATCGCTTATGCTCTGGTTGATAAAGTTTTCAAGTATTATCAAGACGGAGTTCCTGTTACTGAACTATATTTGACCAATCTTACTGGAAATTTTTTACCAAACGCGACCACAACAATGGTTCCGTTTTCTGATACCGGAGTTGATTCTTTCACCGAGACATCATTCAGTGTGCTTGGTGATTTTTTTATACAAACACCAGGATCAAATTATAAAGTTGGTGATACTGTTTTTGTGTCGGCAGATGGTGTGGGTTTTTCTGCAAAGGTTCAACAAACAGGACTTGATGGGGGTGTCAAAAAGATTCAAATTGACAACTCTGGTGTAAACTATTTCAACACGGTTACTGCTTTGGTTGTTGGTGCAAATGGACAGAACAGTAATTCTATTGTAGTGCTCACACCCACCGCAATTACTCGTTATCCAGGATATTATGTCGGAAATTCTGGTAAAATTTCATCAACAAATAAAATCTATGATGGTGACTACTATCAAGACTTTTCTTATGAGTTGAAGTCGTCTGTTAGTATAGATCGTTATTATTCTATATTGAAGCATCTTGTCCATCCAGCAGGAACCAAAATGTTTGGTTCAATTCTTTTAGAAGATGCGTTATCCACAACCAACAGCGGATCTTCTCAGTTGACTCGTGTTGGTGTGCCAGTTATAGGAAACTACACACCATATACCTTTGGGACAACTCTTGATCTTCGTGCAAACGGAGTGACTTTGAGTGGTTCGTGGTTGATAAATGTTGGTGGTGTTACATACGGAAAAACTGGTGATTTGTATCCTCTTGGTTACAATCCGTATATTGGTGGAACCGCAGAGTTGGGGCCAAATGGAAAAACTGCTCCTCTTGGAACAACTTTTACTGCTGGAGGTTCTGGTGGAAATTTAGGATACACATATTGTTTGGTTCCAGAAAGTGGAAGAACTGCTCACGATCCTTTGGGTGGTGCTTTGGGTGGTGTCACCGCTTGGAGTCTAAACTATGAAAATAAACTAACACCCGATACTGTTGGGTTCACTCCGCAAGCAATAAACAATTTAGTGCTTTGGCTAAAACCAGAGAATATTGGTGTGTGTGGTGGTTCGTTGATAACAGGAAGAAGCATGGACATATGGCGAGACGCTTCGCCGTCTCAAAACCATGCTGTACCACCCAAGTGGGATCTGTGGGACGGTGACACAGTTCTGTATGCGAGAAAACGAGCAGGCGGAAACAATTGGAATGAATCAGTATGGAATACCAATCCATGTGACAACATTGAGTTCCGAGTGGGAAATTATGGCCCACCCGTACAAGGTATTTCTCAAGCCAACGGAAATGGATTTATGGTTGGTTTTTGGGGAAATGTCGGCGGTGGAAACACTGCTCCCCTCGGTACTGGAGGAAATGTAACAAACGATGGTTATAAGCGTTTAGATTTTAGTATTTATATTCTCGCTTATGATTCTGGTGCACCAAAATTATCAGCGTATGAGATTGGTAGAACAGGTGGTGGAGGCAATATTAGTTTAGCCGGAGATGGAGTATTAGGATCGTATACCACATCCACTATATTTGGTTTGAGTCACGATAAAGTAAACAATACGGTTAACTATTACAGAAAAGACACTCTTGATTCCACTCCAACCCTTTTGAGATCACCTGGTGTTTCCGCTGGTGAAGTGTTTTATGCGGATTCTTCGTGGTTGTATCCCACTTCTAATTGCCAAATAGTTAAAGCACAAAACGATGGTGTAGATCTTCCCATTTCTGGGTGGACTGGCACATCAAACATGCAGTTTGTCCAAGTAAAAGGATTAACCGTAGATAAACTGCGCCCAACTCTGATAATCAACGACAGAGGGATAGCAGGTCGCACAGGAATTGAGTTCAACGGTGGTGTGCTTTACGGCCCACACACAGTATGGACACAGGCAGGTTTGTGTGGTGGCTACGCAGGAGTGACTCTTGGAGCCAACGGTGTTGCTCCGTTTGTTTCCGGTTTTACTGGTGAGCGGATTCAAACTGCACGATTCTTTACCCTGACTCGTGGGTTGAGTCTAACCAAAGACATGACTGCGTTCATAGTGTTTAGAGCAGGCCCAACAGGAGCAGCAGGATACACTGCTTCCAATTACGGATTGGGTTTGGTTAGTTCTTCTAAACCTCTTTACAATTTCTCTCCGTCAGTAGAGCAGACTCGTACAAATGTGCTTTCAAATACCGCAGATCTAAGCAATACTACTAATTGGCCCAGTGCAATATCGGGAACCGGAGTTACTCCAACACGAACATATGGGGTTTTTGATCCATTAGGAACCAAAACTGCAACACGATTTGTGTTGAATAAAGGAGCAGGAACAAATACTACTGATATGACTTTGGTTCTACAGAGTTTGCCTTCTACTATGGTTAGTGGCTCCACTTACGGTGGATTTTTGTGGGTGAAAGGTATTGCGGCAGGAGGAACGCTTGCGTTTAGACATGCCGCTGGTAGTAATTATCTACTGATACCTGTTACTACCAGTTGGAGAAAACACTATGTGCAAGAGATTGCTGCTTCTACACCTCAAAATTTTGGATTTGGTCTTCGTGGAGGGTATGGAACAAGCGATAGCCTAACAGTTGACATTTGGAGTCCTGAACTGTTTGCTGGAAGTGGACTTTCTCCTTTTGTTGGTGAAACCGATCACCTTTTCTACAATCGTTCTTATAATAATGTTGATTTGGATTCTACAAAAAAGAACAGCACAAATTATTTTGTAAACTCTGGAACTAATGAAGCGTTTTATCCTTACGAAACGGGACTGGTTGGTTTTAGAAATAATGTGGGAAGCACCGCTGCTTCTCGCATAGCATACAACCCGTATACAAGCACTCTAAGCGGTATCTCTCTTGAGAATATTTCTATTGGAGAGTGGAGCAGAAAACGAGACAGCAGAATACAATCGTTCTATAACGGGAACGAATCTAAAAATTTCTCAAAAGAAGTATCACGAAGAATAGCAAGAACCGATAGTCCGGGTGGTTCAAGCCCTCTCAATTTTGCTGCTTCTGAAGTTTCTTATAATGGAAACACCCTTGATATGGGAAGATTTGGGGCGTTCTGCTTGCCTGTATTAGATGCCAACTCAACTTCTGCTTCTGGCTTTGTGAATGCTGCTTTGGGCAATCCTTCATATTCTTTCAACGGTGTCATTTACGAAGTAGTGGTCTATGATCGTGTATTGACTCCTACTGAGCGATTTGTGGTGTATTCATATCTTTCAAGAAAATATAGACTGGATCAGATTATTCCATTTGATTTTGATGGTGTTGCTTCTGGAATGTATCCCAGTGCTGCTCTGCTTGGTTATTCGTATTGGGACATAGAAAAGCACCCAAACACAACACGGGCTTCTAACATACTGAACAATTACGCTTTGACTCTAACAACCGCAAATACCAGATTCTTGGTAGGTGAAACCTTAAAACAAAATATTCCAGCAGGAATAACAATAGAAATGCTTCAGGGTATTTCTTTTGCCGCAGGTGTGTGTGGAGAAGGGGTGATTACTAGTACTGCTCCTAATAGATTAGCGGTAAAGGTGACTAAAAACGGTTTTATCAGGGGAATCCAATCTGATAGGTTTGTGGTTGGTTCTGTTAGCGGTGCTACAGCATCCTTGAGCGGTGTTTCTTTGGCTACTGCTAGTTTTGGTGAGATAAGTGTGGAAGATTTTGTAAATCTTTACGGTCTTGTATACAAGTCCGAAGGCACTAAACTCGCAGATGGAACTGTTCTCACACAAGATACATACGATAGACTCGGAGATTAAAGTACATGCCCTTATTGCTAAAAACATCAATAAAAAGAGCCTTTGCCGAAGCGTTCTTTAATGATATTGCAGATAACAGAAATCAGTATTTTCTGTTCATTTCAAAATCTAGTGCATGGGCAGAAACAGAAACACAAGGTGCAGATATTATTCCCGTTCTTCCAAGTGATACTGTGGAAGCGGAATATGACATAATGAGAAGCATAATAGGATACAAGAAGATAGATCCTAGTAAAATTGTTTTTGCTCTTGAACGAGTACCGTGGACGAGTGGAGAATATTACGACGCTTATCGTGACGATGTTGAACTGTTTAGTGAAGACGATCCCCAAAACTTTTATGTTGTGACAGATTCCAACAACATATACAAGTGTGTTGGTGTTCCCACTCCTCTAGTTCCTTCTCGTTATCAGCCATCACATAACAGTAGTATTGCACAAACCGAACAAGACGGTTACACTTGGAAATATCTTGCAACTATAAATGAATCTGATTTGCCATATGAATTGATAGATTATGTGCCAATCAATTTCGTAAAAGTTGATAAAGACAACCTTTCTGATGCAGTTACAAGTGAAACCTCATTACAATTCAACGCACAACAATCAGCAGTTGATGGTCAAATAAATTCTGTTGAGTTGATTTCTACGGGTGGTGTTTCTGCTGCAACTTATCTTGGTAGTGAGTATGGAGCAAGATTTGTGGCAGGTGCAACTGGTACTACGGCTGCTGCTCCAAACGATTCTTTAGGTGTCGGTGATTACTATACAATTTCGTCTAGTACAAACACCAATCTGTATAGTTTACCTGTGTCACAAATAAACAATTACGAGGGGTACATATTAAGAGTAGTTGATGTGAGCGGTTCAGGAACAAATCCGTCAGATGTAAACAAATACGGAATTATAAAAGGTGTAACGGCTAGTAGCAACCAATATACTTTCACAATTCGTGGAGAATATCAACCTTTCAATGTGTCTTACAATAATCAAACAACACAAAAAATTTACTATGATATTATTCCATATGCTCGTTTTTCTGGAGACGGAAGCGGAGCGTACTGTTTCCTCACTTTGGGCAAAACAGGAGAATCGTCTTGGAGAAAAGTGACTGGGGTAGATTTGATTGGTGGAGGAAGAAATTATAGCCAAGCAAGAGTAGAAGTCGTTAGCCCCAAGTCAGATGGAACCTCGGGAAACACTGTTCATCCAACCTTGAATGCTGTTCTTACCCCTAAAGGTGGTCACTCTTCAAACATTCTAAAAGAATTGAACATTAAAGATGTAATCATAATTGTGGAACTAAGTGAGGAGAATGATAGTGATGTGATTCCAACAGATGGAAAATATCGTCAATTTGGTATAATAAAAAATCCTCTGTTGAATGACGGAAGCGGAATCGTTGCAGGAACAGATCAGCAGTACTATCGTGATTTGACCTTGCTGTATCTTGGGTCTGTTTCATCTACCAAACAGAATTTTACTGATAATTTTTTTAGTGGTTCCAAAAACTTTATAACAGGAGCAGAGTCGTATTCGTCTTTTGCTATTTCTGAAGTAAAGGCTGTTAGTACACTCAATAATGAAACCAGAGTTCAAGTTAAGGTAAAAAATAATGGTTCTCAACCAATAACTTGGGCTGATCGTTTGCAAAATTACGAATTGAATCTGTCTCCCGCAAAATCTGGATTTGTTGTTGGAGAAAGAGTGACACAAAATATTCCAGCAGGAATTTCTGCATATGGTGGTATAAGTTACGGATTCGGTATAACCGCAGAGGGAACAATAATAAGTGCGTCTAGTAATACACTAAATGTTCGTGTTACTTCAAATGCTTTTGCCAGAGGATCATCTAACACACTACAAATAACAGGTTCTTTTAGTGGTGTTACCGCTTTGGTTGGTGGCGTGTCTCTTGCATACGGGGAATATGCTTTTGTCAACAGAGGTTTGTCTTTGGCGACAGAAGGTGGAAATACTGCTGAACTCTTCAAGATAATAAACGCTAGTACTCCGTATTTTGATGAGGCAACTGCTCCAAGATACAGCGGACTTACTGTTTTGGATGTTTCTCGCCCTTCAATTTTGCCAGAATTTACTGACACCACATGGGTAAATGGTGATTTTATACAGCAGGGACTTAGTGGCTCGTACTCTTATGACTATGCTGGTGGATATGTTTATAAATGGGAAAAAACTGATACTGCTTCCGGAAAACTGTATGTTGGTGAACCTTTTGGAATTTTTAAATATAGCACTCTGCACGGAAACACCTTCTCTAGACTGAATAGAAATTCAATCAATGATGGATATACCGTGACCTCTATTACCGCACCAGAGATTGATGTTCATTCTGGAGAAATCTTATACATAAACAGTATCCAGCCTGTACAAAGATTGAGAAATCAAAGCGAAGAATTTAGACTACGAATAGGCTTCTAAGGAAAAAAAATGGCTTACGATCCTAGTATCTTCAATGTTTCTCCGTACTATGACGATTACGATCCAGATAATGGATTTTTGAGAATCCTATTCAAACCCGGATACGCTGTTCAGGCTCGTGAACTGACACAAATACAATCAATTCTTCAGAATCAAATTTCAAAAATAGGAGATCACCTGTTCAAAGACGGCTCACGAATAGTGGGTGCTCCTATTTCTGTCAGAAACACAAACTTTTTAGGACTAAAAACCGGAACAGGCACTCCGTTTTCTGCGTTTGGAACGACCGATTGGGACTCTCTTGTTGGTGGTACGATTTATTGGGGTGCTACTGCTAGCGGAAAAATTGCACATGTTCTTCCACCAGAAACAGACGATAAATTGTTTGTTGTTGTGGATTATGTTTCTGGTTACAGTCAACAGATACCGATAACAGGAGTAACCGTTGGCATAACAACTTCTAATGGTGCAGGATATTCTCCGTTTGTTGTTGCTGGTTCAACCCATAACGGGCTGTGTAAACTTGTAACTGTGGGTGATGGAATATTTTATATTGACGGCATGTTTGTTCTGAACAATGAACAGTCGTTTACTCCCTTTGTTGCTGCTGGAGGTTATCGTGATCTTACATGCACAAGCGGTGGTGTGACCTTTGCTGGATTGGATAAAAAGATAGGATTTGCAGTAACTAGAGACACAACCACTTCTTCTGAAAACTTGTCTCTTCTTGATCCGTCTTTTGGTTCTCCAAACTACAAAGCACCAGGAGCAGATCGGTTTGTAGTCAATCTTGAACTGGATCAGACCGATCTAAACAGCACACCGGACGATTTTGTGGAGTTGTTGAGATTCGAAGACGGGCGTGTAACAAAGAAGATTGATAGAGTAGTTTATGGTGACATATCCAAGACTTTGGCTCAAAGAACTTATGACGAATCGGGTTCTTACTTGGTGAACCCTTTTGATATAAGTGTGAGAAATTCATCTTCATCAGAACAAAACTTGGATCTTGTTATTGGGCCAGGCAAAGCATATATTTACGGGAATGAAGTTGAAACCAAGTATCCCACGATTCTTGGAATTTCAAAAGGCAGAGATATAGACACAACAGCAAACAATGTAGATTTTATATTCAACACTGGTAATTACATTGGTGTTTCTTTGGACAGAACCAATAGTGGAAGCACTGCTTACACATATCTGAATAATATGAATGGTGGTTCTGCTCTTGTTCGTTTCAGAAATAATAGCAATGCCGTGATAGGTCAAGCCAGAGTTCACGGATTGATTCCTTCGTCTTTTGGTGTTACTTCTTCTGTGTACTCCATGTATCTTTACGGAATTTGCGCTGGTTCTGTTATTAGTGGAGCAAGCAGTGCTGTGGTTTATGGAAGTCCAGGTGGTGCTAGTGCAGGTATAACTTTTGGAATCTTTTTTCCTGTAAACGGTTCTACCTTTGGATTGCTTGGTGGTTCTGCTGCAAACGACACCTCTTTGGTTTATGAAATCACACCAACACAAGGAATAAGTGCATTTACCAGTTTGACTTTTTATGGAAAAGTTGCAACAAAAAGTTCGGCTTCTTGGGCAACTGCAATTTCTTGGAATCCAACCAATGCAACCACTACTTACACTTTTGGTTCAAGTGATATTGATCTGCCATCAGTTCCAAGTGCTTTGAGTGTTTTGTACACAAACGATATACCACTATCTCCCACTACTTCGTCTTCAAAGAGTATAATTTCACGATACACACTATCAAGCAATAGTGGTGTTGGATCTGCAAATAGTGGATTGGTGTTTTCTCCCGGAAATGTTGCTACTGCATACATCAGTAGAAATGCAAGCAATCAGATAGTTCTAACCACAGAAAACACCCCCGCAGGATTCACTGGAGCCGCTGGAACTGCTGTGCGGGTTGTTCTTCCATTCAAATATACAATAGACTCAACTGCTTTCAGTACTCCAACTGGAGTTTCTGGTGCTTGCAGAACAAAAACTGCTACCACTTATTCTGCAACTGGTCAGGTCTATAACTTGTCTAATATAAACGGAAGATACGGATTTACTCTTCCTCACTGGGATGTGTACTCTGTAACTGGTTTGTCTTTTAGCGGAAGCAGTAAACTTTCAGATTTTGAACTGGATGACGGTCAAGAAGAGGCATTCTATGACTACTCTGCTTTGGTTGCTAAAAAGTCAAAGGAATATCTATACACCAGCGGTTCTGTAGTGGCAGATATCACATACCGATATCTACGACACGGAGGAACAGTTTTTGGGCCATTTGTTGGATTCCATTCGTATTTGGGAATTTCATACGATCAGATTCCACTATTTACAAATCCAAAAACCGGACGAACTGTTTCTTTGGCTAACTGTATAGACTTCAGACACAGCGGCCCAACTTTGGATACTATAAACGGAAAACCATACGGCGACTACGAATCCCTAAGTGCAACAAACGCACAATGGACCAACTACCTGCCTAGAATTGATCGCGTGAGTTTGAAAATAAATCCATCAGATTCGTCCATATCATTTGCTGTTGATAAAGGTGTGCCAGAACTATCACCACAGTCTCCACCAGAGGCAGAAAATTCAATGACATTGGCTACTGCTGTGATTCCAGCGTACACTTATCGTCCAACCGATGTGGTCGTCAACAGAAGTGGTGTTCGCCGTTACACCATGAATGACATTAGTAATGTAGAAAAACGAGTTGATGATATTGAAGTATTCTCTAAGTTGTCTCTGTCTGAATCTGAAATGGCAGCAGAAGGAGTAAAACCACTGATTGATGGGTTTATCGCTAACGGTGGTTCCACTTCTGGAATTGTTTCTCTGACCAACGAACCAATAAAAACATCAATATACACTGATGAGTTCTACGGTCACGCCGGTGGAGATGTAGCAGATAAAGACCACAGATGTTCTGTTGACTATCAGTATGGCGAACTTCGCCCAATGTTTACTCACAAGTTCTTGAGTCTTGGTGCTGCGCCTTCTGCTTCTTCAGGTATTACCGTGTCGTCTGACGGTTTGATACTGATGGATTACACCACCACACCCCATATAACAAATGATGGATACAACAAGAGTGTTGCTGTAAATCCGAATGGAACAGTCAATTGGCTTGGTTTTATGAAGTTTACCAAGCAATACGAAACATCGTTTGATAATAATGTTCGTCCAGTTGTATACAACAATAACATGTTGGAAAATGACAATTGGATTGGGTCTAATGCAAACGACGCTCGTGGATTCGGAACGCAATGGAACGATTGGGAGTATCTGTGGTCTGGTACACAAATTCGTACAGATCAAAAGGATGATATCCAAAAACGAATTCTTGAAACTCCAAGAACCAACTCTCCGTCTTCAATACCCACAGTAAATTCGGGCAACGAAAAGACTAGCGTAAATAGAAATTTCTCGCAAGTAGATCAAAAGACTGGTAATTTGGTAAACGCCAATCGTATGATTGGAAGAACCACATATAGAACACCAGACAACAGAATTGTTGACAGAACAGTTGTTCCGTATGTGCCATCCAGTGTTATTGGTGTTACCGCATACGGATTGCGTCCGAATTCTACTGGTTTGAATTTGTATCTTGATGGAATTCTAGTCAAGAGTGGATTGACAACGAATTCTAATGGAACAGTTGGTGCTACCTTTGCTTTCAGTTCTGAGGGTTATTTGAGTGGCGAAAAGTCTGTTAGAATATCTGATAACGCAACAACTCAAAATACCACACAAGCAGCGGATGGTATTTTCTATTGTGGAGGAACTGTTCGTCAGCGATTTGATGGTGTTTACTCCACACGAAATCCAGAGTATCGTCGTCAAACCGTAACAAGTGAAGGAATCATAAAAGATCCATTCAACAGAGAAGTTTCTTATGACAACATTCAAGAGACTATCTCCAGTAATCAATGGGTAGATCCACTGTGCCAAACTTTTATAGTGGATAAAAAGGCGTATCCTGAAGGAATATTTGTAAATAGCGTCAACCTATATTTTGATACCAAGGATTCAAACCTTCCAGTTACCGTTCAGTTGCGTCCAACTGTGAACGGATATCCTTCTCCATCGGTTTCTTTCCCGTTCTCAACTGTTACACTTATGCCGTCTCAGGTGAATACTGGATATGTTGGTAACAGCACCACTCCTGTTCCGACAGGATTCACATTCAGTAGCCCTGTTTATATGGAACCGGGCGAATACGCAATTGCGGTTATAACAAACAGTAAAGATTATACTCTGCGAGCCTATGATTCTGGAACCGATCTAACAAATAGCGGTCGCGGAGGCAACAACCCTGCTGTTGGAACGCTGTATCAGCCACAGTCTATTGGGCCAGCAGCACAAAATCTCAACACAGACATTTCGTTTACTGTGAATCGGTGTGATTTTGGTACATCACAGTCTGGAACCGCAACCTATTCTTCTCTTAGCGTACAAGACTGTCAGGTTCTCAAAGTAAACATTCCGGAAATTATCCCTGTTTCTTGCGATGCTGTTATTGCTATAGATCCTGGAACAACTAATTTGACTTTGATGAACAACCAAAATGAATATCTGAATAGTGTATACACAGCAACAAAGGATATTAGATTCACTGCAATCAAACCGTATTCAAAAACCTACCTGTCTCCTGCTTTGGATACTGGTGTGTTTTTTGGTGTGGGAGCGGCAATGATCGCCACAGACGACACCAACACACAATATCCAACTTCATCATATGTTTCAAAGGCAGTTACACTTCCAGAAGAATTGGTATCTACTGGAGTGTTTACCACTGCTGATGTGTGCTGCCCATACGGATCAGAGGTTCGTGCTTATGTGAGATTTGCCGAACGAGGCGAGTCTGATATTTTCAACAAGCCGTGGACACAAATGGTCGCTGTTGGTGGTATAGGAAGTTACAGATATCCATTCACAGCGTCTTCAAATCTGTCCAAGACTGAATTTGATTTCCGACCCACACAATGGGCATATTTGAATTCATCTTCCAATATTCGTTCGTATCAAATCAAACTGGTTATGACCACATCAAAAACAGGTGCAGACAAGAAATACTCTATTCTTCCCGCTGTTCGTAACCTCCGAATGGCTAGTATAAGAACAATATGATAGGGAAATACATAAAAAACAGTAGTGGTAGGGGTGTTGTTTTAGGAGATACCACCATCATACGGCAAATTCGTGAACGAGAAGAATTGCAAGATCGTATTACATCTCTACAAACCCAGATAGATAAATTGAACGAACGATTACTCAGTTTAGAAAAAGGCAAAAAGGACTAATCCATGCCCGGAAGTACAGGACCTGATCTCAATACTTACAGCATTCCGGAAGTTCAATTGGGAGACACCTTCAATTATTGGAAGGATGTCACCAATACTGCCATCTATAAACTGAACAAACTAAAGATTTATGATATCGTTGATAGCGGTAGCATCGGAGCCACTTATGGAACAACTGGTGCGTGGACTGCTTTTATAAAGCCCACCATCACAGAAGCCATAACTTTCAGTCAGTTGATTAGATTTAATTCTGGAATAAGTGCTGCTGGTGTGCTTTCCACTCGTGGTGTAACAATAGACTCTGGAAATCTTTGGATTGTTGGTGGAATAACAGCAAGTGGTGGGCTAACAATTGGTGGTGGTGTGTTTGTGAATCAAGGCATCAGTATTGGTGGTGGAATTACTGTAGGAACTTCTGCTTTTATAACTGGAAATCTTCAAGTTGATAGTTCGGGCGATGCCACATTCTTCGTGGATTCTTCCACCAACAGAGTTGGTATTGGAACTCTAACTCCAAGCAATTCTAGACTGGATGTTCGTGGTGGAATCACAGCAGACTATTTGTTTGCGTCAACAGGATCAACCTTTGGCGGCACACTACAAGTTAATGGTGGTGCTACATTTGCATCTACGGTTAATGTAACTGGTCTTGCACGATTTAACGGTGGTTTGAGTGCCTCTGCCATTTATGCGTCCACAGGATCAACATTTGCCGGAACTCTTCAGGTAAATGGTGGTGCTACATTTGCCTCTACAGTTGATGTAAGTGGTGCAGCAAGAGTCTCTGGTGGCTTGAGTGCCTCTGCCATTTATGCGTCCACAGGATCAACATTTGCCGGAACTCTTCAGGTAAATGGTGGTGCTACATTTGCGTCTACTACCGATCATACTGGTGCAGCAAGATTCTCTGGTGGCTTGAGTGCCTCTGCCATTTATGCGTCCACAGGATCTACCTTTGCTGGAACCCTCCAAGTTAATGGTGGTGCTACATTTGCGTCTACTACCGATCATACTGGTGCAGCAAGATTCTCTGGTGGCTTGAGTGCCTCTGCCATTTATGCGTCCACAGGATCTACTTTTGCTGGAACCCTCCAAGTTAATGGTGGTGCTACATTTGCGTCTAGGGTTGATGTTGCTGGTGTTCTTGGTGTGGTTGG